GGCGGCCCTGCACAAGCGCGGAATCACGCTGGCCGGTATCGCCAAGGCTTACGGCCTGCGCGATTCGACGTCGCTTTCCTCCTGTTTCGTGAGGAGCTATCCGGCGAACGAGAAGCGCATTGCCGACGCACTCGGCGTGCATCCGAAGGAAATCTGGCCGTCGCGTTATTACGAAAACGGGGAGCCGAAGCCGAGAGGGTTCCGCGCCGTACAGTGTAACGCGGCCAGCCGCGTGGTCAATGGCAACCTCGCCCTAGCTGCCTAGACATGCGTCGTCAGATAGATCGCCTGACCGGCGACCTTTTCGAGGTGCCGGTACCGGCCGAGCCGCTTCCTGGTGCGATGGATTTCAGCCTGGCCGTGCGCCGCCTGATGGCTGACGCCATCAAGGCCAGCCCCTACAACGCGGCGCAGATCGCCGCGCGCATGGCCGAACTTACCGGCCAGAACATCACCGAGCACCAGCTCCACGCCTGGACGGCCCCGAGCCGCGAAGCCTGGCGCGCGCCCCTCGAATTCATCCCAGCCTTCGAGGCTTCCGCCGAGACCACCGCGCTCACCGCCTGGCTGGCCGGCGTGCGCGGCGGCCGCCTGTTGATCGGCCGCGAAGCCCTGAATGCCGAACTCGGCCGCCTGGAACGCCAGCGCGACGAGGCCGCCCGCAAGATCAAACAACTCAAGACGCAGATGGGAGAAGGCGAATGACCGCCGCGAAAACCCACTATTCCGCCGCCGAGCTGGCAAGCCTCAAGCTGCCAGGACTACCAGGAACAGAACGCGGAATCATCCACAGCGCCACCGTCCGTAGCTGGTCATTCCGCGAAGTCGCCGCACGCGGCGGCCGCAACGGCACCCGCAAGGAATTCGCCGTCGCCTCGCTGCCCGTCGAGGCCCGCAAGGCCCTCCTGGAGCGCAAGCTCACCGAAACCACCATCTCCTCCAGCGCCACCAACCTCCCGGCGCCTTTGCCGGCAGCGCCATCGCTCGCCGGCCTTCTTATTCCGCAAGCCTGCACCGACCTTACCGACCACCAGCGCCTGGAGCGCGACGCCCGCGCCGGCGTGGTCGCCGCGATCCGCCGCTTCCAGGTCGAGGCCGGATGCAGTCAGGAAGTGGCCATGCAAACGCTGCTCGCCCTGGCTGCCAGCGGTCGCGCTGACCCGGTGATCGTCCGCTCCCTGCAACTGGCCCGCGACGGTCGGGGCCGCAAGGGTGCAAACGATACCGGCCTGCCGTCGATCCGCACCCTCAAGCGCTGGCTCGCCGCCGGCGATCTGACGCCCCGCGTCGCCCAGCGCGACATGACCGTTCCGCCCTGGGCAAAGGTCTTCCTGGAGCGTTACCAGCAGCCGCAAAAGCCCTCCGTGGAAGCCGCCTATCGCGATGCCTGTAACGCCTGGACAGCCGCCGAACGGCCATCGATCCACCAGGTACGCCGCTTTCTCGACAAGCTTGGCACCGTGACGCGCGAACGTGGCCGCATGGGACCGCGTGAGCTGAAAAACATCCAGCCCTTCGTCCGGCGCGACTTCTCGCTCCTGGAGCCGAATGACATCTGGACGGCCGACGGTCATTGCTTCGACGCCGAAGTGCAGCACCCGCTGCATGGCCGCCCCTTCCGCCCGGAAATCACCGCCATCCTCGACATTGCCACGCGCCGCTGCGTCGGCTGGAGTATCGACCTCGCCGAGTCCGGCATTGCCGTCGCCGATGCCATCCGCTACGCCGCCGAGCGCAACGGCATCCCGGCGATCTTCTACGTCGATAACGGTGGCGGCTACCAGAACGCCATGATGAAAGACGAGACCACCGGCCTGATGAATCGCCTCGGCACCGACATCCGCCACAGCATTGCCTACAACTCGCAAGCACGCGGCGTCATCGAGCGCGCCCACCAGACCATCTTCGTCCAGGCCGCCAAGCAGCTGCCCAGCTACATCGGCGCAGCGATGGATCGGGAGGCACGCCTGCAACAGTTCAAGGTGACCCGCAAGGCATTGAAGAGCGGCGGCGCCATCCCGCTGATCCCCTTCGACGTCTTCATCCAGTTCATCGAGGCCCGCGTCGCCGACTACAACGCCAAGGCGCACCGCACCCTCAAGGGCACCTCGCCGGATCTCACCTGGCGCGCCTTCGAGGCCCGTGGCTGGAAGCCGGAGGTGCTCCGCGCCGAAGACACCGACACCCTGTTTCGTCCGCGCGTATCGCGCATCATCCAGCGCGCCGAGATCAACCTCTTCACCAACATCTACTTCGCCCGCGAGCTGGCTGAATTCCACGGCATCGACGCCCAGATCGCCTACGACATCCACGACCCCTCGCGGATCTGGGTCTATACCCCCGAGGGCCGCTTCATTTGCGAAGCGCAGGCCAATGGCAACAGCCGTCATTACATGCCGGTGGCGGTGGTGCAGCAGGCCCGCGAGAAGCGCGCCAAGGGCCGCCTGGCGCGCGTCGATGCCAAGCGCGACGAGATCCTGGAGGAACTGCACGGCGCACCGGCATTGGCCGCGCCGGCCAGCAGCCAGATCGTGCTGGGTGGCCGCGTCATCGACGCCGCCATGCTGGAAAAAACCGTGGAAAGCGAACCCGCGCTGATTTACCACGACGAGCAGCTGCAAGCCCCCGCCGCAGCCCAGTTGGAAAGCGCCCCGGTAAAGAGCCGCTCAGACCGCACCCCCGCCGAAAACTACGCCGACTGGCTCGCGCTCGATGCCGCGATCGCCGCAGGACAAACCGCCACAGAAGCCGATGCCCGCTGGCATCGCATGTACCCGAATTCCGCGCAGTTCCGTGCAGAAGCGGGAAAAAGGAAGGCCGCTGCGTGACGGCAATCACGCAACGGCCCGTTTGAAGCAACCACATAGGAGAAGCAAGGATGTCACAAACCGCACAGATTCACAACCTCGACCTGGTGCGCACCGCCGTTGAGCGGCTCAACGGCCGCGCCAATGGTCTGCCGGGCTTTGCCGTGCTGTATGGCCCGGCCGGCTACGCCAAGACCACCAGCCTGCTCGCCGCCGCCAACACCACGCGCGCCTACTACGTGCAGATGCGCAGCGCCTGGGGCCGCAAGGCCCTGCTCGAAAAAATCCTGGTCGAGATGGGCATGCGCCAGGTCGGCACCATCCCGACCATGCTCGACGCCATCTGCACCCAGCTCGCCGCCAGCCGGCGCCCGCTGATGATCGACGAATTCGACCATTGCACCCGCAGCGATGCGCTCGTCGAGCTGGTGCGCGACATCTACGAAGGTAGCCAGTCGCCCATCATCATTGCCGGCGAGGAAATGCTGCCGCAGAAACTCAAGCGCTGGGAGCGCTTCCACAGCCGCGTGCTGTCGTGGGTGCCGGCCCAGCCTGTCAGCCTGCAGGATGCAAAGGCCCTGGCGCCGATCTACGCCGCCGGTATCAAGGTCGGCGAGGATCTGCTCGACCACCTGGTCAGGCTCTCCGGCGGCAGCGTGCGCCGCGTCTGCGTCAACCTCAACGGCATCGCCGAGAAGGCCGCCGTCGAAGGCTGGGAGCGCGTCGATCTGAAGGTGTGGGGCGATACCCCGATCTATACCGGAGAAGCTCCCAGGAGGGCTGCGTAATGCCCCGTAAGCCCGCTCACCTCGAACTCGTCGGCGGCAAGGGCATCCGCCAGCGTGTCTGGGATCGTATCCGCGCCCATCACGCCGCCGGTCGGATCTTTGACCTGCCCATGCTCATCTGCGGCGACGAGAGCACGGAAACCGTCCGCGAATACATCACCGGCCTGTTCCATGCCGGCTATCTTGACCTGCGCCGTGCCGCTGTGCCGCGCAAGCTGTCTGCACTCTACAGCCTCGCCCGCGATGCCGGCGCCGAAGCACCGCGCGTGCGGCGCGACGGTACGCCCGTCACGATGGGCCTTGCCCAGGAACAGATGTGGCGCACGCTGCGCATGCTCAAGGGCGACACCAATGCCCGCGAACTCGCCGCCCACGCCAGCACGCCAGAGATCCCCGTGCGCGAATCCGCCGCTCTCGACTACCTCGGCCATCTGCAGCGCGCCAGCTACCTGCGCATCACCAAGCCGCACCAGCAAGGTCGCCGGGGGTTGGCCCGCTACCAGCTCATCACCAACACCGGCCCCCGCCCGCCGATGGTCTGCCGCGCCGATGCGGTCTATGACCCCAACCTCGGCAAAACCGTCTGGGTCAAGCCCGTTACTGAGGAGGATGCAATCTATGGAACTTGAAGTCACGGTCCCACAGGGATTCCCTGCGGTCATAACGCCAGCAGTGCCGCCCTGGCGCGACATCCTGCTGCGCGAAGTCGCTGGCGACAAGCGCGGCAAGGCCGGCGTGGCCACGCGGCTGGGCGTCTCGCGCAGCTACGTCAGCCGCGTCCTGTCCTCCGGCAGCAGCGCCTACGCCGAAGTGCCGCGCGAATTCATCCTGCGCGTCCTCGATCTTGAATCCGAGATCGTGTGCCCGGCCGCTGCCAACACCAAGCGCCCGCGCGCCGACTGCCACAAGGCCAACACCCCGGCCCCCACCCACAACCCGCTCGCCATGCGCACCTGGCGCGAGTGCCAAAGCTGCGCCAACAAACCTGCACAGGAGATCAAGCCATGAGTGCCACCGTTCACCAACTCACCGCCCATGCCGACCGCGCAAGCGCACAAGGTTCCCTCGGCCTTGCCGTGCATGCCTACGTCAAAAACATCCTCGACGCCGCCAACAGCCTGTTGCGCGACGGCCGGCTCACCATCATCGCCTTCAAGGCGCTCGGCCACCCGCCCGCGCCCACCATCTGGGTGCTCGATTGCCCCTACGTGCGCAACATGGCGCGTGTCGGCATCGCGAGCTACGACCGGCAAGGCAGCGACGAGTACGGCACCTACCGCATCGGCAAGTTCGAGCGCTGCGGCGTCAATGTCGAGTGGATAGAGCGGGAGGCCAACTGATGAACGCCCCCGCCGCCACCAAAGTTTTGGAGCTGGGCATTCCGGCCTTCCTGCAGCCGCCGCAGCCCAAAGAGGAAGCCGTCTATCTGTGGAGTAGCGCGCACTGCCTGGTCGTTATCCGCGATGGCGATAGCGTCACGCTCACCGCCGACGATCTGCACCGGCTGTTCAACTTCGTTGATGACTGCAAAATTGAGGAGCAGATCTGATGGCCTTCCACAACGGCAACACCCTCAAGATGCTGGCGTTGATCGAAGAACTTGGCGCGGTCACCAGCATTGACCTATTCACCGCCTGCGGCGTAGCCACCAAAAACCAGCCGGGCCTGCTCGGCCGCTACATCGACGACGGCACCATCGCCACGGAATTGGTTACCGCGCCCGGTCGCCGCGTCCGCCGCTACATCTGGCAAAAGGGCGCCGTCATGCCAGCGCCGACTTTTGCCAGCACCGTTACCAACACCACGCCCAAGCCCCACGAGCGCGGCATGCGCATCTGCCTCGGCCCCCTGTGCAACGGGCAACAGTCGTTCATGAGCAATAGCGCCGCCAACCGCATCTGCCCGCGCTGCAAGGCCACCGCCGAACACGTTGCCTCGCGCTGCGGCCTGTTCGACACCCCGCACGTCGTCTTAAACCCGTAGGAGATCGCCATGCCCGACCAGCCCGTTACCCAGAACGCCCTCTATCGCCACCTCAAGCGCGGCCATGAGAACGGCCAGAGCGTCAAGACGCTGGCCTTCCTGCTCGGCACCGAGGAGCGCGCGATCCGCACGCTCCGCAACGAACTGGTCGAGGCCGGCATACCCGTCTGCGCCCACCCCAAGCACGGCTACTTCATCCCGCAAACCGTCGAAGAGGTCCAGGCCAACTACGACTGGCTACGTGAACGTGGGCTGTCCGAACTCACCCTCGCCGCCCGCCTGCGCAGCGCCTTCGCCCAATTCACCGGCCTCGATCAGATCGCCGACGAAGACATTCCCGCCCTTTAACCCACAGGAGAAAACATGCCCGCCACCCTCGAACAAATCCGCGACGCCGCCCAGGCGCTTGCCAACCGCCACAACGACACCCTTGGTTGCTCGGCGTTACTGAATGCCGAAATCAAATCCGCCATCGCGCCCGTGCTGGATCGTTACAAGCTCACCCTCGACCAGCGCGCCGCTGCCGAAGCCGAAGCCCTGCACATCCTCGACGCGCTGCTCGCCGCCAATCCGCAACTCTTCCAGAAGCCGCGCAGCCTCACCATCGACGGCGTGCGCTGCGGCTACAAGAAAGAACCGGACGGCCTCGACTGGTCTGACGATGCCGACGTCGTCGCCCGCATCAAGGCCCTGCGCCCCGAGCTGGCGCCGCTCTTGATCCGCACCTCAGAAAGCCTAGTGGTCGATGCGCTGGGCCAATGCGCGCCCGACGATCTGCGCATGCTCGGCATCCGCGCCATCGCCGGCGCCGACCGTCGCTTCATCACCCTCGGCGACAACGACATCGAGCGCCTGGCCAAGACCATCCTCACCGATGCCAGCAAGCGCCAGGGCGAAGACGAAGCCCCGGCGAAGACGAAGAGCAAGGCCAAGGCGAAAGTGGCGGAGGTGGTGGCATGCTGAACACCGACGATCTGTGGCATCACACCGAAGTCGGCACCGGCTACAGCAAGGATGCGCAGCTTGCACGCGCCGCCGACGAGATCGATGCGCTGCGCGCGAAAGCCGCGCGGTGGGAGGCCATTGAAACCTTGATGATTATCGGTGATGTTGAACTGAAGCAAGCCGATGACGGCGGATACAACATCTACGTTGATCCTGTTGAAAACTACCTCGCGCAGTCGTGGGACGGCAGCACGCCGGATCTGGTTGCAGACAAGGTGGCTGCGCAACTCACCCCCGCTGCCGTCGCAAAAGTCGGCGCTGGCGGGACGGCGCCATGTGGACGCACGGAAGCCCTCAAGCAGCAGCGCGACGAACTGCTGCAGGCGCTGCGCAGCTGCTCAACGGATGAAGGCCCGGATCATAAGGAGCTGGATCATGCTCGCGGCCTAATCGCAAAAGTCGGCGCTGGCGAGACGGCGCCATGCGGACGCACGGAAGCCCTCAAGCAGATGATCGCGCGCCTGGTCGATGTCATGGAGCGCAGCGATGCCGAGCAGTTCGGCGCTGAGGTCGAAACCGTCACGGGCGATGAATGGTTCGCCACGATCCGCGCAGCAAAGGAGATGTTGGGATGATCAAGGAACGCGATTTCACCCGTGTGACCTTCAAGGTCAATACCAGCGGCTCCTGGGCGAACCTCGTTACCTGCGGCGGCGAGCGCGTCGACGAGGTAAAGGCCGCCTGCGCCGTGATCGGCGGCCGTGGCGAAGCAAAGTTCAAGTACGTCGATGCCGCCGGCGGCGAGATCGAGTGCTACGGCAGGGATCGCCACGGCCACTGGGGCTGGCACGCCACGAAGCGATAACACCATGCCGCAACTAACCAAGGAACAGTGGGCGGAAATCGAGCAGCGCCTGTCTGGCGCGTTCGGCATGGTCAAGCTAAAGGCGGATGGCTACGACGTCACGCTTGAGATTCGGCCATACAAGGAACTTCGCAGCTGCATCGTCGTGTTTGTTGATGGCTACTGCCGGGGCGAATGGTTCAAGGGTGAGGCGCCCGAGGCCAGGAAGTTCTGCCAGGAACAGCGCCGCTGGCTGTATCCGCTTAAACAGCGCGAAGAGGCAAAGCGAAAGCTAAAGCAGCGTCGTCTCGATGACTGGTTTCGCGAGCACTACACGAAAGTTTCCGAGTCGTTTTCGGCCATCTGGTCGCCGTACTGGATGTCACCGAAATCGCTCACGCGGCAACTGCGCAAGACCTGCGTCGATGTCGAGATCGTTGAACTTGGATATTCGCTCAGATAACGCCATGCCCGCCACCCGTAACCAACTCCTCGCCCGCCTGCACTGCCTCAAGAAAGACATGGGCCTGGACGACGACGCCTATCGTGCCATCCTCGAAGCCCGCACCGGCAAGCGCTCGGCTGGCGAACTGGATAGCCCGACACTGGCGCGCGTGGTGGCGGCGCTGGGCGTGCAAAAGCCCCTGCCCGCCGACGAATGGGCATGGGTGAATACCTCCCCCGAAGAGAAAAAGGCCATGCTGTGGAAGATTCGCCAGCTGTGCAAAGCGTTCCGCGACGAAAAAGGAAAGCCGCTCAAGCGCGGCGGTCATGTTGCCTACGCCGAAGGTATTGCCAAGCGCCAGCATGGCGTTGAGCGCAAGTTGCAAATGATGGACGTGGGCGAGATTTATAAGCTCGTCGGCGCGTTACAAAACACCATCAACCATCAGAAATGAAACCCGAAGACCTGCCCACCATCTACGGCCTGTTGCCCTACACGGCGATGGTGTTGATCGAGATCCTCGGCGCCACGCCTGCCTGCGCGTTACTGGCGGCTCGCCCTGGTTGCACCCTGCTGATCCCCAAGCACCCCGACCACAACCCGGCCGGCGCCAAGCGCTGGGCCGAACTGGTGGGCATCGTCGGCGAAGAAGGCATGCAGGCGCTGGCCACCCGTTACGGTGGCGACGTCCTCGATATCCCTACCTGCAAAGCCGCCCGCGACGAACTGCGCCACCGCGCGATCCGCGCCGAGTTCGACCGGCTCACCACCAGCGAAGGCATGTCAGGCAAGCAGGCCATCTACGAAATCGGCCTCAAGTTCGCCCCGATCAGCAGTCGGGCGATTGAGCAGATCTGTGGCAAGGCGGATGCGGGGCAGGCGGTAGAGCAGGCAGAGTTGTTTTAATATGCATCCAGCAAACTCAAGGAGATGGCAATGCTGAGACTATTGATCATATCCGTCAATCCTGACAAGGGCGCCGATCGCGCCGGCATCAAGCAGGGCGATGTAATCGATTCACTCGACGGGAAGGCTATCGAGACTAACGACGATCTGTCGCTTGCGCTTGGAGATACTGGCAATGCCGTCAGGCTGGAAGTGTTCAGGGATGGCGCCTTGATGGCATTCACGGTTACTGAGAAGCCGCTTGGCATCCACACCCAGGCCATTGACTACGACAGCGCTGCCCATTACCAGGGCAAGGTCGATTCTGAGGCAATGGACATGAAGCGCGCCAAGCAGATCGACGAGGTTATTGTCGCCACCATGCCATCAATCGAGGGCTATCGCGTTGCCAAGGTGGTCGACGTAATCACCGCCGAGTGTGTCTTCGGCATGAATATCTTCCGCGACTTCTTTGCAGCCCTGACAGACATCTTCGGTGGGCGCAGCGAATCGTCGCAACAGGTGCTGCGGGATGCGCGCAAGACGTGCATAGCCGAGTTGAAGGCCGAAGCGCACCGCGTCGGCGCCAATGCCGTGATTGGCGTATCGCTCGACTACAGCGAGTTTTCCGGTCAAGGAAAGTCGATGCTGTTCCTGGTGGCCACAGGCACAGCCGTTGTGCTCGAAAAGTAGCAAGCTCAATCCAAGGGAATCCCTTCCCCCTGACCGGCTCCATGCGCGCGCGCGAAGATGCGCGCCATGCAACCCACTCCAAACACCTGCGGCGCCTGCCGCTTTCTTGACCCCTCGCCGCTGACGGGTTACGGCTGGTGCCGTGCCGGCGAGACGTCGCTTGAGCGCGCCAATTTTTTGCCGCGCTCGGCGGGGTGTCAGTGGGTGCCTTCGCGTTACCAGGAGGAATATCGCCGTGCGCCTGCTATCTGATTGGCAGGCCATCCTGCGGCGTGCCTGGAGCATTCGCCTGATGCTGCTGGCCGGCCTGCTTTCAGGGGCCGAGGTCATCCTGCCGCTGTTCGTCGAGGCCATCCCGCGCAACCTGTTCGCGGTGCTGTCGATGCTGACCGTCATGGGCGCAATGGTCGCCCGGCTACTTGCGCAAAAAGGGCTGAGCGAATGACCCCCAGACAAAAGCGCCTGACTGCCGCTGCCGCGCTGGCCACCGCCATTGCCATCCCGGCCGAGGGCCTGCGCCAGTTCGCCTACTACGACCCGCCTGGCATCCTCACCGTGTGCTACGGCAGCACCCGCGACGTGCAGGCCGGCAAAAAGTACAGCCTGACCGAATGCCGCGCCCGGCTGGACAAAGACATGACGGAGGCCATCGAGACCGTCGAACGCTGCGTGCCGGGCCTGCCCGAGCCGGTGCTGGCTGCCTTTGGCGACGCCGTCTACAACTTAGGGCCGAAAGTCGCTTGCGACACCTATAACTCAACAGCGGCCCGCCTACTCAAGACCGGCAACCTCGCCGCCGCCTGCGACCAGCTACCGCGCTGGAACAAGGCGCGCATCGCCGGCAAGGCCGTTGAGCTGCCGGGCCTGACCAAGCGCCGCGCGGTTGAGCGCGACCTGTGCCGGGCGGGGCTGGCGCGATGAACCTGCCCTGGATGATCCTCGCCGTGGTGCTGTCCTTTGCCGGCGGCACGCTGCTGGGCGAGTGGGACGGGCGCAGCCGGGCCAATGCGCGCTGGGAGGCGAAGGTCAACCAGCAGATCGCCACCGACGAACGCGCCGCGCGTGCGGCATCCACCGCTCATTTCCGCAACATGGAGGTTGCCTACCGTGCAAACCAACTTGAAACACAAAAGCTGCGCGATGCTGCTGCTCGCGCTGATCGTGCTGCTCGCGGGCTGCGCGACGACCTTGTCGCCATCCGCCAGCACGTTGCCGGCGATTCCGGCGCCGCCTGCCCAGCAGCGCTCGACGCCTGCCACGCCGTACTCGGAGACTGCAGCGAACGCTATCGAGGCATGGCGCAAGCAGCTGACGAACACGCCGCCGACGCCCGGCTCTGCATCGACGGCTGGCCGCGATGACTGACATATTCGACCGCGCCACCGAGCGCGAAGAAGAATTCCGCGCCGACTCCATCGAGGCATGGGCGCGGCGCCGAAACGCGGGGCTGGGCGAGAAGTCGGCCACGCATTGCCGCATCTGCGAAGAGCCGATCCCGCTGGCCCGCCGTCGCGTTGTGCCAGGGGTGCAAACCTGCGTTCACTGCCAGCAGGAACTTGAGTACTCCATCGTGAGCGGAGGGGACTGATGAACGTGCAACTTGAATTCTGGCAACTGGTAATGCTGCTGCTGGCCTTCTTCGGGTTTGTAGGGGCCAGCGGAAAGCTGCTGCTCGACCGTATCGACAAGCAGCTCGACGAGCGCTTCAAAGGGCAGGCGCTTTTGCTTCAGGGCACCACCAACAAGGTCGACAAGCTGGAGCGTGACTTTTTGGAGTGGCGTGCCGAACTGCCGCTGCACTACGTGCGCCGCGAAGACTACGTGCGCGGGCAAACGGTGATCGAAGCCAAGCTCGACGCGCTCTACAACAAGCTGGAAGTGGTCCAGATGAAAGGAATCGGACATGGTTGATATGGCCAAGGTGCGGCGCGAGGACATTCGCTGGCAGATCCTGCTCACGCTCAACAACGCCCGGCCCATCGGTGCCTATGAGGAGCTGGCGCTGTCGGTCATCCGCAGCACCTACCCGGATGCCACGCCGCTGGAACTGCGCCGCGAGCTGGATTACCTGGGCGACCGCAAGCTGGTTGAGCTGCGCAAGGAACCCTCCGGCCGCTGGTTTGCCGAACTGACGCGCTACGGTGTGGATGTCGCCGAATACACGGTCGATTGCGATCCGGGCATTGCCCGGCCGCAAAAGTACTGGGGCTAGAGCAATGGCCAAACGCTCCAAGATCGCCACGCTGCCGGCCGAAGTCAAGGCGTGGCTCGATGCCGCCCTGGTCGAGGGCAACTTCAGCGGCTACGAGCAGCTCGAAGCCGAACTGAAGACGCGCGGCTTCGACATCGGCAAAAGCAGCATCCATCGCTATGGCAGTGCCTTCGAACAGAAGCTGGCGACATTGAAGCTCGCCAGCGAGCAGGCCAAGGCCGTGGTGAATGCGGCCGGCGACGATGAAGGCGCGGTCAGCGAGGCGTTGATGCTGATGGTGCAGGAGCATCTGTTCAACCTGCTGAATTCAGGCGATGGCAAGTTCGATCTACCCAAGATCGCCCGCGCCGTGGCTGACCTCGGGCGCACCACGGTAACGCAGAAGAAATGGCAGACGGAAGTGCGCGCCAAAGCCGCAGCAGCTGCCGATGCCGCCGAGAAGATCGCCAGGAAAGGCGGCCTGTCGGCAGCGTCGGTCGCCGAGATCCGCAAGAGCATCCTGGGCATCGCCACGTGAACGCTGCGCGGGCCATCCGGCCCAACCCTCTCGCCGCTGCGCTATCCGTTACCGGCACCGACAATGAGGTGCCGGTAACGCTGCTGGGGTATCAGCAGCAATGGATCGCCGACCAGTCGGCCCTCAAGATCGCCGAGAAGAGTCGCCGCATCGGTCTCACCTGGGCCGAGGCGGCAGACAACGTGCTGATCGCCTCCAGCGAGGATGGCTCCAACGTCTTCTACATCAGCGCCACGCAGGATATGGCGCTGGAGTACATCGAAGCCTGCGCCCTATGGGCGCGCGCCTTCGACCTGGCGGCCGGCGAGATCGAGGAAGGCATCTTCTACGATTCCGACGCGAGCGGCGACAAGCAAATCAAGCTCTACAAGATCGACTTCCCGAAGTCGGGCAAACGTATCGTCGCGCTCTCCAGCCGGCCCGCCAACCTGCGCGGCAAGCAAGGGGTGGTGGTCATTGACGAGGCCGCCTTCGCGCCCGATCTGGCCGGCCTGATCAAGGCCGCGATGGCCATGCTGATGTGGGGCGACAAGGTCAGGATCATCAGCACCCACGACGGCGACGACAACCCGTTCAACGAACTGATCAACGAAGTGCGCGCCGGCAAGCGCCTGGGCACGGTGCATAAGGTCACCTTCGCCGATGCCGTGGCCGATGGCCTGTTCCGCCGGGTCTGCCTGCGCAAGGGCAGGCCCTGGAGCCAGGAGGCCGAAGACGCCTGGGTAGCCGACGTGCGCAAGTTCTACGGGGCGGATGCCGATGAGGAGCTGGACGTGATTCCGGCGCGCGGTGGCGGCACTTACCTGCCGCTGGCACTGATCGAGGCGCGCATGGTGGCCACCGATGCCGAGCCGGTGCCCATCGCGCGCATGCGCTGGAAGCTCGATTTCTCCCTGCTGCCGGAGCCGACCCGCTATGCCGAGGTGGCCGAGTGGTGCCAGGAACACCTGGCGCCGGTGCTGGCCACCTTGGATCGCGATCGCCGCCACGCCTTTGGCGAAGACTTCGCCCGCGTGGGCGACCTGACCACCATCACCGTGCTGGAAGAAGGCAAGGATCTGGTGAACCGTCCGCGCCTGGTCGTCGAGCTGGGCGGTTGCCCATTCGCCCAGCAGCGCCAGATCCTCAAGTTCATCGTCGAGCGCCTGCCGCGCTTCCACTCCGGCGCGCTCGATGCCACCGGCAACGGCGCCGAGCTGGCCGAGTTTGCCGCCGACACCTTTGGCCACAGTCGCATCGAGCAGGTCAAGCTTTCCGACATGTTCTACCTGGAGAACATGCCGCGCTTCAAGGCCGCGCTCGAAGACGCCACGCTGGCCGATCTGCCGCGCGACGATCAATGCCGCGACGACCTGCGCGCCATCAAGAAGATCAACGGCGTGCCCAAGCTCGGCCCCAACAAGACCCAAAACGCCGACGGCAAGAAAGTGCAGCGCCACGGCGACTTCGCCATTTCGCTGTTCCTCGGCCATTACGCGGCCACGCGCGACGGCATGCCGGGGCGCTGCGATGGTTACCAGGCCATGCCGCGCCGCGTTACCAGTCAGCCCGGCATGACCGCCACCAATGACGACTACAGCGGCGACAGCCGCAGGATGTTCTGACCATGCCAAAAATCATCGACCAGTACGGCAACCCCATCGACACCGGCATCCTCAAGGAACCGCAGACCAGCCGCATCGCCCAGCTGGAAAACCAGTACCTCACGCCGATGCTCGCCGGCCTCACGCCGAGCAAGCTCTCGACCATCCTCAAGCAGGCCGACGACGGCGATCTGCTCGCCCAGCACCGGCTGTTCGCCGACATGGAAGAGCGCGACGCGCATCTGCTGTGCGAGATGGGCAAGCGCAAGCTGGCCGTGATGGATCTGGATTGGGACATCGTGCCGCCGCGTAACGCCACCGCCAAGGAAAAGGCCGACGCCGAATGGCTCAAGGAAGTGCTGACCGATGCCGTCGATCCCTTCGAGGATCTGCTGCTGGCCATCATGGATGGCGTCGGCCACGGCTTTTCCGCCACCGAGCTGGAGTGGCGGCGCGAAGGCAAGGAAATGCTGCCAGCCTTCCATCCCCGGCCGCAAGAGTGGTTCCGCCTCGATCGCCTGCGCCGCGCGCTGCGCCTCGCCGATGCCAGCGCCGATGGCGCACAGTTGCAATCCTTCGGCTGGGTGCTGCACACCCACGGCAAGGCCAAGACCGGCTACCTCGGCCGCATGGGCCTCTATCGCGCCCTGGTGTGGCCCTTCCTCTACAAGGCGTACAGCCTGGGCGACTTCGCCGAGTTCCTGGAAACCTATGGTCTGCCCATCGTCTTGGGCAAGTACTACCAGGGCGCCAGCGCCGACGAGAAGTCGAGCCTGATGCGTGCCGTTACCGCGCTGGGCCACGACGCCCGCGCCATCATGCCGGCCGACATGGCCATCGAGATCCAGAAGGTCACGGCCGATGGCAGCGGTACGCCGCACCTCTCCATGATCGGCTGGGCCGAAGGCGCCGAGAGCAAGGCCATCCTTGGCCAGGTGCTGTCGGCCGAGGCCAAGGCCACCGGCATGGGTTCTGGCGTGGCCAACCTGCATGCCGAAGTGCGGCAGGACATCCGCAACGCCGATGCACGGCAGGTCGCCGGCACGGTAACGCGCGATCTGCTCTATCCGTTACTGGCCCTCAACAAGGGCGGCATCGACAGCCTGGCGCGCTGCTCGCGCCTGGTGTTCGATACCGGCGAGCCGGAAGACCTCAAGGCGTTGGCCGACAGCGTCAAGACCCTGCGCGAATCCGGCATGACGACGATCCCCGTCAAGTGGGTGCATGAGAAGGCGCGCATCCCTGAGCCGGTGGATGGGGAGGCGACGCTGGGTGGCGAACCATCGGCGAACCCATTGGCGAACCCGGCTGAAACTTCAGGTTCGCCAAAGCCCGCTGCGCTGGCAGCGCTCTCCGCCGTACCGCCGGCGCCGACTTTTGCCGATCAGGCAGCGCTCGACGCCGCCATCGACGCCATCCCGGCCGGCAACATGCAGGCCATGAGCGAAGCGCTTCTGGCGCCGATCCTCAAGCTGCTCGACGAGGCCGGCAGCTTTGATGATGCGCTGGCTGGTCTGGCACAGCGTTACCCGCAGATGGACACCATGCGCCTCGAAGACCTGCTGGCCCGCGCCCTGTTCGCTGCCGAGCTGTGGGGCTATGGCCATGCCAACGATTCCACCACCACCAGGGAGTAACACCATGCGCATCAAATGCCTCACCACCTTCCTCGACGGCGCCGAGCGCTTCGCGGCCGACGACATCCGCACCGTACCCGACGAGCGCGGCGCGTACTTCGTCGCCAATGGCTGGGCCGAAGACCTCTCCGGCACCGTCTCAACCGGCGACATGATCACCGGCGATACCACGCTGGCGGTCGATTCCTCCACCGTGACCACGGGAGACAGCAATGCCTAAAACAGTCCATGATGACGTGCTGGATGGCGCGCTCAACATCATCAAGAACAACTGCACGCGCATGGTCGCCTGTTCGGCGCAGCCAACCACCTATGCCGAAGCCAACGCCACCTATGCGCTGGCCGATGTCACGATGGCCAGTGGCGATTTCACCAATGCCAACGGCGACACCAACGGGCGCAAGACCACCGTGGCCGCCAAGTCGAGCGTGCTGATCGATACTTCCGGGACGGCCAACCACGTCGCGCTGCTCGATGTAGCCAACAGCAAGCTGCTCTATGTCACTACCTGCACCAACCAGGCGCTCACGGCCAACGGCAGCAACACCGTGAACTTCCCGGCCTGGGATATCGAGATCGCTGACCCGACCTAAGTAGATCATGACCTGGCAATACGTCGGCGGCACGTCCGGTGCCGGCACGTCCACCGCCTACACTGTCTCGCTCAACGGCACGCTGACCGGCGGCATGGCCAGCTCGCCAGCGGCGGGCGATCTCGTCGTCGTATTCTCGGGTTTTGGCAATACCGCCAGCAGTGCGCCGGCCATCTCCGGCAACAACAGCGGCGCCTATAACGTCGCGACGGCCGCGCAGCACGTCAATGACACCTGGGATACCGAGTTCAGATCGTTCTACCGGGTCATGGGGGCGACGCCCGATACGACCTTAACCGTCACGCGGACAACTAACGCCGCCTACGGCGGCGCCACCACCGTTCAGGTGTGGCGCGGCGTTGATGGCGCGGCGCCCTTCATCGGCGCCGCGACCCCTGCTACCGGCACCAATACGTCGCTGGTCAATCCACCCGCCTATAACCCTGGCGTTACCGATGCACTGATCATCGCCGGCGGCGCTGGCACGCAGGCCACGACTGGAGCGGCTTTTACCGGCTTCACCGGCATGTCGAACTTCCTCACCCGGAAGGGCGACGGTTCCACGTCCGACATCGACGTTGCGATGGCGAGCTACGCCTACGCTGGGGTGTCCTACGATCCGCCCATCGTTTCGGGCGGCACAGGCGGCAATGCCTCGTCCTCATGGGCTGGCGTCACCATTGCCTTTCGCCGCTATGTTGCGCCGACCCTGGGTATCGCCGACGGTGGCCACGGGCACAGTGCGGACGCCATCGATCAGACCACCGGCAGTTATATTGCCGTGCAGGATGGCGCCCACGCCCACGCCGCCGACAATCTCGACCTGGTGCCGGTATCCGGCGCGGCCAATCTGGTCATCGCCGAGGCGGCGCACGCCCACGCGGCCGAATCGCCCAGCCTGACGACACAGAGCCTGCTGGCTGTGCAGGAAGTCGCGCACAGTCACATGGTCGACGCGCTCGCGCTGAGCAGCCGGACCGGCCTGACAGTCCAGGAGGCCAGCCACGCGCAGACCGCCAAAGCGCCCACCTTGACGGCGCAAAGCCTGTTGGCCGTGCAGGAAGGGGCGCACGCCCATGCCGCCGACAACCTCACGCTGACGGCCGATACATCCACCAGTCTGCTCGTCGCCGAGGCTGCCCATGCGCATGCCGCCGAGGCGCCAGCCCTGACGACGCAGAGCCTGCTGGCTGTGCAGGAAGTCGCGCACGGTCACATGGTCGACGCGCTCGCGCTGAGCAGCCGGACCGGCCTGACAGTCCAGGAGGCCAGCCACGCGCAGACCGCCAAAGCGCCCACCTTGACGGCGCAAAGCCTGTTGGCCGTGCAGGAAGGGGC